TTTGACTGATAATCCTGCCATCAAAAACATGCAGGCGATTGAGTTAGCGGCCGCCAGTTTATTAAATCAACAATCCATTTCACTTCCAGAGAAAGAGGAATCTATGAATAAAGAATTATTGGCCTTATTAGGGCTGTCCGAAGATGCAGACGATAAGACGGTTTTGGCTGCTTGTGCTGCATTGAAGCAATTGAGCGATAAAAGCGCGAATTTGGTGGCGAAAATTGAAACCTTAACTATTGAAAAAGAGGCGTTAGCCGCTACTTCTGGGCAGGTTGATTCGTCTAAATATGTGCCTATCAATGTGGTAACTGAGCTGCAAACACAGCTTGCCGCGTTATCAACAGGTATTGAATCCGATAAGGTGACGGCGTTAATTCAGGCTAATAAAACTAAATTACCGACACCGGGCCTACAAACGTGGGCAGCGACGCAATCTTTAGCGGCATTAAGTGCTTATTTAGAGACGGCTCCTGAAATTGCGGCTTTAAGTGGTTTGCAGACGGGGGGCAATGCGCCTTCCGATGTGGATGGCTCGCTGTCTTCGGAAGAGCTGGCGGTTTGTAGTGCGCTGGGAACTGACGTGGAAGAATTTAAAAAAACCAAAGGTAAAAGCTAATGGCGGCGTTAAGTAAGGAAAGAAATACAAGCTATCGTGACGGCCATTCTGTGGTTCATGGCGTAGCCGCTGGGGCGGTTATTTTTGCCGGGGCTTTGGTTTGCGTTAATGCGACGGGTTATTTAGTACCTGGTTCTGTTTCGACAACTTTAAAAGCAGTCGGTCGCGCTGAAGAGACGGCTGATAACACTGGCGGCATTGATAATGCGCTGCAAGTTCCCATCAGAAAAGGCGTGTTTAATTTTGCTAATGCTGGTGATGTGACTTTAGCCCACGTAGAAACCGATGTGTATATCAATGACGATCAAACGGTGTCATCTGTTGTTACGGGTAAGTCGGTGGCTGGTAAATGTATTGCGGTCGATTCTGACGGTGTTTGGGTTCAATTTAAGTAGGGATGAGTAATGATTATTAATAAAGCTGGGCTAAGTACCCTTTTTACTGCATTTAAAGTGGCATTTAATGCGGGTTTTAGAAGCCAAGAGGTTTTGTGGACTCGCATTGCAACTTTAGTGCCCTCTTCAACCAAAGAAGAAAAATACGCTTGGCTGGGGCAATGGCCACGATTAACGGAATGGCTGGGTGAGCGACAAGTAAAGAACTTAACGCTGCATGATTATTCTATTAAGAATAAAAAGTATGAAGTGTCGGTTGCTGTTCCCAAGGATGATTTGGAAGATGATACCTTTGGTGTTTTTTCGCCGATGATGCAGGAAATGGGGTTTGCAGCCGCAACGCACCCCGATGAGTTAGTTTTTGCGCTATTGGCCTCTGGGTTTTCTGAGACTTGTTACGACGGGCAATATTTCTTTGATTCGGATCACCCTGTTAATGGTGCTTCTGTTTCAAACTTACAGGCAGGCGCAAGCGCTGCTTGGTTTTTATTGGATACGCGCCGCGCTTTAAAACCGCTAATCTTTCAGCGTCGTAAAGATTATGAATTTCAATCAATGACGGCGGCTGATGATGAGTCGGTGTTTATGCGTGATGAATTTCGCTATGGGATTAGTGCGCGAGTGAATGTTGGTTTTGCTTTTTGGCAAACGGCATTTGGCTCTAAAGCAACGCTCGACCAAGCAAACTTTAATGCAGCGTATGCCGCTATGTTGGCGCTTAAATCAGATGAAGACCGGCCACTAGGCATTATGCCGAATATTTTAGTCTGTGGGCCTAGTCAGCGTGCAGCAGCCAATGCCTTACTGGAAGCGCAGTTTAACGCGGCAGGCGGAAGCAATACTAACTTTAAAGCAGTCGAGTTAATGGTTGTTCCCTGGTTAGCTTAATAAAAAATGGTGTTTGGGTTATGCGGCTTTTCAGCATAGCCCAATAGTTTTGATATTTACAAAGGATTAAGAAAATGGCAGTAGCAAAAGCAAAATTAGGCTTACGCGTTACCAGCAAGCGTGATGGTTTTAGACGGGCAGGCTATGAATGGAATGGCAGTACTGTTATTCCCCTAGCTGATTTAAGCAAAGATCAGGTTGAGCAATTAAAGGCTGAATCTTTACTGGTGGTTGAAGAAGTCGAGCTAGCTAAGGCTGAATCAGATACGGATAGCGAAGACTAATGGTCTACTGCACTCGTGACGATATGGTTTCGCGCTTTTCTGAGCAAGAAATTATGCAGCTGACAGATCATAAAAACTTAGGTTTTATTAATGAGCTTGTTTTGTCTCAGGCGATTAGTGATGCGAGTGCAGAAATCGACGGTTATTTATCGGCCTATCCATTGCCACTAGAGAGCGTACCTACCGTGCTAGTTCGCAGTTGCTGTGATGTGGCGCGGTATTATTTATATGATGACGGAATGATAGATCAGGTTGAAAAGCGATATGAAGCCGTCATTAAATATTTATCTCAAATCGCAAAGGGCAATATTAGTTTGGGCCTTAGTACCGAAGGCGCGTCAGTCGATGTTGATGATTTAGCGGAAATGCAATCTGCTGGCAGCGTTTTTGGTCGTAGTAGCAATGGATTCATCTAATGACATTAAGGCAAATTCTTGAAGCTAGAATATCGAATGAAAGTAATGTTTTTAGAGAAGTTGCTGGAGCAGCATCACTGGACGCAATCTTAAAGGGGCGAATGGCTTCCCCTGGTTGCTATCTTTTTAATGAGCGAGATAACGCAGGAGCCAATCAAGTGCTAACCATCGTTAGTCAGCGGGTAGTTAAGCAAATAGCGGTTGTTACGGTTGTTGGTAACGTCAGAAGCTCAAGTGGCGCAGACTCTTCAGATGAGTCTGAAGCTGTTAGGGATGTCATTAGTGGCTTATTGCTTGGCCACATTCCCTCACCCGAGCATGAGGCTATTGAATTTGTTGGCGGTGGTCTTGTTACTTTTATTAATGGCTTATATGTCTGGAAAGACACATATAGAACAGCAAATCAAATTAGGAGCAGTTTATGAATATGGGCGGCAGTTACATCAAAAAGAATAAGGATGCTAAACCAGAGCTGGTTGAGCGTACAAAAACCATTGCAGAACATGACGCAGAGGAAAAAGCCAAAACAGCGGCTAAAGCTAAAAAAACAGTGGGAGATAAATAATGGGTGATCTACTCAATAACAAACGCGTACTGATTTCTAAAATTGAAACCGTGTACGGCACAGATTCTGTTCCTGTTGGCACGGATGCTATTTTAATCAGCGAAGCCAAGCTAACCCCGTTAGTTGCCGATACTGAAAAGCGGGGAAATTTACGCCCGTATTTAGGACGTGATAAAGAAATCCATGTTGGCGAAAATGTACAGCTTACTTTTAGTTGTGAAGTCGCTGGGGCTGGTTCTGCTGCACTTTTGGCAGGCACAGCCCCCGCTTTTGGTAAATTACTGCGTGCTTGTGGTTTTAGTGAAACCATCACCATTGCTCAAGATGCGGTTTATAGCCCCGTTTCAGCAAGTTTTGAATCCATTACCCATGTATTTAATTTAGATGGCCAAAACCACAAAATGACGGGTTGCCGTGGCACGGTGTCTATTGTTCAGGATGTGAATAAACTGCCTAAGTTCCAGTTTGCCTTTACTGGTATTTATAACGCTCCTAGCTCTGTTGCTGCAGTAACACCGGATTTCTCAGCCTTCCAAACTCCAGAACCTGCAGGCAAAGGCAGAACAGGCCAATTCTCATTAGGCGGCTGGGCAGGTGTGCCAATCTCATTAACCACTGATATTGCCAATAGCGTGGTTTTCCATCAAACACTAACCACCAATGAAATTAAGATTACAGACCGCGAGCCTGCAGGTCAGTTACGAGTGGAAGCCACCGATTTATCAACTAAAAACTTCTTTACTGAAGCTTTAGCAAATGGAACGGGTGCATTAAGTATTCAACACGGTCAAACGTCAGGAAATATTGTGGTTATCGATGCGCCAAACACGCAAATTTTAAAACCCGATTATGGTGATTTAAATGGCATGGCAACGGTTGATATGGGGCTGGCATTTATACCTGGTAACTCAGGCGATGATGAATTAACCATTACTGTTAAATAAACTCAATAACGTAGCCTGTATGAAGCTTGCGTAATACAGGGTTTAAATACACTGAACTCCCGTATTACGTACCTCCATACGGGCTACCAGATACTTAACTTAACGAGAACATAATGCTAAATATCGCAAAACTAAACGACTTAAAAATCACATGGCCAGTCACGCTGGAAGTCGAAAAAGACACGGAAATAGAAATCGAACTCGACTTTAAAGTATTGCCGGATGATCAAGTAAAAGAGCTGGCACTCAAAGGCGATAGAGAGTTATTAAAAGGCGTGCTAACAGGCTGGAAAGGCATTAGTGCTGATGTTGATAATGAGCTGGAATTTAATACCGAAAACTTAGAAACCATGAGTAACTTTTCATTTTTTCGCATGCAAGCGGTTACTGCTTATTACGAAGCTATCGCCACCTTTGCAAGAAAAAACTCCAAGAGGCGGTAAACAAATACCTAGCGGGTGATTTTGATAGAAAACAAGAAAATGCACTATCAGATGATCTGGATAACTGGGGTTTATCGCCGGAACAAAAACAGCAGTTTTTAAAAAAAGTCCTCGTTACGGATGATGAGGCATTTTATTTATGGCCACAGCATAAATCCCTGTGGGACGCGTTTATGTGTATCAGAACGCAAACGCTTAAAACCCAAGGCCGTTTTGCTGGCTTTAATTACCCAGGCATAGAATCTGGGTTAAGAATGGCGGGTATAAATTGTGATGCCGAGTTATTCCAAGGCTTACAGCAGATTGAAAACCATATTATTAATTTTGTTTTAAACAAATCGTAGCCCGTATGAAGCTTGCGGAATACGGGAATTACTGGAATAACGGCAATGGCAAAAAACCTTGAACTTAAATTAATCTTATCAGGCGACGGCAAGCAGCTAAAAGCCGTCACTCAAGATGCGAAAGGTAATATTGTAGAGCTTGGTCGAGTAAGCACTAATGCAACGGCGAGTATATCCAAAGGTTTAAACGGTGCCGGGAAAGATGTTAAATCATTCGGCACAACATCATCAAGTACTACATCTAAAATTTCTTCAGGGATGAAGGGAGCAAGCAGTGAAACAGTAAAGTTAAAGAATAATATTGGTGATGCAAAATCAATCATGATGGGTTTTGCAGGTGTTACTGCAGGTGCTTTTGCGCTTGATCATATCGGCGTTTTTGCAGCTGATATCTCTAAAACAGTTCAAAGAATTCAAGATTTAGACATTAGAATTCGCAACTTAACCAAAAGCGAAAAGGACTTCGCCGAAACACAGCAATTCCTATCTGATTTATCACAACGCCAAAATAAAGATCTACTCACGCAAACCGATTCTTTCAGTAAATTACTTGCCTTAGAAAAAGGCGGGATTATTACTCGCCAGGAAAGTAAAAAATTAATGGAGGGGATGAATGATGTTTCTTCCTCTTTAGGTGCATCAAACGAGCAGTTAAAACAATCGCTATTTGGTTTAGCACAGGGTTTTTCTTCAGGTACTTTACGCGCTGAAGAATTAAACCAGGTAACCGAACCGTTACCTGGTTTATTGCAAGAACTTGATAGAGCAGCAGGTCTTGGTGCGGGTGGTTTTAGAAAATTAGTTAATGATGGAAAAGTCACTAGCGATTTTTTTAAATCAACTTTAATAAAATCATTTGAAGCGTATGCGGGTGCCGCTGAAGCAACCAGTGAAACACTGACTGCAAAATATACAAAAATAGGTAATAGCTATACCGCATTAGCTAAAACATTAGAATCACCCATCACCTCTAATTTAGGGCCTGTTTTAGATGTCGCATCCGATGGAATTGAATTAATTACACAAAATGGCGATGTATTAGCTAATACATTTGCTGGTTTGGCAACAATAACAGGAGGACGATTATTAGGTTCTTTTACAAAACTATCCGCTGAAAAGTTGAAACAAACAGGTATTTCTAATCAGCATACCGCCGCAATTAAGCAAGAGACGCAGATTGCATTAAAGGCCCAAGCGCAGGCAAAATCTGCATTGATAGTAGCAAGGCAAAGAGCAGCAGCTAATTATCAATCAGAAGCATCATTAAGAGCTGTTGCGACAGCTGAGGCAACATTAAGATCCGCAACAACGCGAGCAACCACGGCGATGGTGGCACAAACAGCCATTACCAGAACAGCAACACTAGCACAGCGTGGTTTTAATCTCGCTATGGGCGCAATGGGTGGCCCTGTTGGTTTAGCAATGACCGCTGGAATTTTGCTGTATTCAGAGTTAAGTTCAGGTGCAGATGAAGCAACCAGTCGCCAGGAATTATTAAACGAATCGATTAATAAAACGGGATTGGAGATTTCTGGGTTATCAGCATTACAAATTGAAATAGAAACCGATAAGGCAACGCTTGAGTTAGCTAACTTATCGGCTGATTTGAAAGGGTTAAGAGCGCAACAGGAATCAATGCGATTTCAGGTGATTGGTTTTGATTCAGCAGAATGGGATTCCGTTAATAACCAAATTGATTCAACTCAAGATAGTATCGCCACGCTCACCGGTAAAATTATTGCTTTAGATAACCAAGAAGCGGTTAATCTTAAAGACAAGCTAGATTTCTCAACGCTTAATATCGCCGAGCTAAATACTGAGCTGGATAATACGCAGTTAGCACTATCAAAAGCACAAAACGCGGCAGAAAGCGCACAACAACAGTTTAGCCAGGGACTAATTAAAAGAGGCGAGCTAGACCGGTCTAACCAAGAGGTTAGCGAATTAACGAATAAAATTAAAACGCTTTCTGCCAATATTTCAAGCGTGAATAAATCGCCTTTATCCGTTCCTGTTGATGAGAAAACATCGAAAAAAATTAATGATATCACCGCATCATTACAAAATGAGATTAAACAACAAATAGCGCTAACGCAAAGCAAGTTACTAGGCATTGATGCGGTTAATAATACAAGTTATGCCTTGGATGCAGAAAGAAAAATAAGAGAGCTAGGCATTGATAAAACATCGGCGCACGCTGATCAAATACGCAATCTGTCAGGTGCATTGCTGCAATATAATCAAGCCAGCTCATCAATTAGCGCAACAGTAGAGGCTGAAAACCAAAGTTATACGCAACGATCAGCATCATTAAAAAGTTTATTTGATCAGAAAATAATCTCTCAAACAGAATACGAAACACGGAGTAGCGAACTTACTACTGAACACCATCTTGTCATGCAGCAAGCAGAGGCACAGCATCAAGCTATCATGCAAGAAATAGCTAGTCATGCAGCACGATTAGATGATCTGAAGGCGCAATATGATGCTAAAAAAATCACTGCATCCCTATACAACGCACAAGTAGAAAACGCAGAGAGAACACACCAAAATAACCTTGATGGAATTAAGGAAAGTGCCCAGAAAAAGGAATTATCTGGGCTACAAACCTTTATACAGCAAAAAGAACAAGCTGAAGATAATGCGCATTTTAAACGCATGGAAGCATTGCGGGTGGCTTTGGATAGTCAGTTTATTACTGAAGAGGACTACTTTAATCGGGTGGCAACAGAAACACAGAACCATGAGAATAACTTAAATTTAATACGGGAACACTCAGCAAGTGAATACATAAAGTCTTTATCCGGAATAGAAAGCGCTACCAAAGATACTGCAGCAGGCATTTCAAACAGTATGTCCGGTGCAGCCGGCAATATGGCGGGATCATTCCAAAATGCCGCCCTATTAAGTATTGCCGCTATTCAATCCATACAAAAAGCGCAATATAACAACACGTATGCGGGCGTATTCAATGCCAATGGGAAATCGGGCTACAACAGTAATGGCGATTACATTACAGGCAACCCAAACGATCCCTATGGCTTTGTTGCAAGAGGCAATCAGCAGCAAGCCGACCGTGATGCTAAGTATTACGACCGCGATATGGCAAACCCATATAGCAAATACAATCGTGATAAAAACAACCCATACAGTCAAGAAAATCGCAGCTACTATCACAGCGGCGGAATCGTAGGCGAGGATTTAGGCAGTAAAGAAGTCAACGCGACTTTACTACAAGGCGAAGGCGTATTCACAGAAAACCAAATGGCCGCAATGATGCCTGTGCACAGCATTATGGCCGCGATGCACACAGAAGATACACCGCAATCATTAAGCTTTGATTTTCCGCAATCATCAACAAACAAAGGCGCTAATTTTCTAGCAGAATACACGCGAGTTAATAGCAAGCATGTAGAGAACTTTGAAATAGCGACCGTGCGCCATGTCGAGGCTATCAGCGGCGGCTTTGAATTATTTATTAGCAGTATGGGGTCAGTATTTGATACTGCATTCAGTAAGATTAATATTCCAAATGCTGCATCAACCAGCGCGGCGCTTAATAGTGTTAGCTACAATCAGCTCAGTACATTTAGCCCCAGCTATCAGACGATAGAAGAAAGCCAGCCCAAAAAAGCTACGCCCACAACGCAAGCTGAAAAGTTGCAGTTTATTCAAGAAATGATGGGTGGCGAGACAGGGTTTGATGCGCAAAACGTGTTTAATCCATACCTAAAAGGCAATGATCATGGCGCTGTTGAGAATATCATCAGAATAATTGGCCAAAATGACCAGCGCTGGAATAAATCCACGGGTAGCGGATGGAGTTCAAATCAGGGGGATACCGCCGAAGATCGTTTTAGCATTAAAGACGGTGTTTCTTTTATTATTGATCCCGATGCAATCGGCCATAGCATTGCTGATGCGGGCGTTCTGAATGTATCAAAAGACGGTCGTGTTTCAAAAACAGCGCAGGAATATGACCACGATTATCAGCAATACGTAGATAAAACCACGGATTTAGGGTTAATTGACGTTAATACCGACACCGATGCACTCAAAAAAGCAGGCGTAAGCGAACACTTTATACAGCAAGTAAAAGACTATCAAGAAGCGGTCTTTAATAAATTATTTGCAGATTACCAGCAGGATATAAAATCCGCGCAGGAAAGCCAGCCGAAGCCACAAGCAACACAGCCAATTAATCAGGATGATTCACGGGTAACCGGCGCTTATTTACCAGAAAACTACACCCCTCAGCAATACAACCCAGATACAGCCCCCACAGGGTTTTTTCAATCACTAGAATTTGGTGATAGAACCAGCGGATATGATCTATACAGAGATTTACTCAAAAATTCAGATGATGCTTATAGCGACATAGCCGACACATCAGAAAAAACATGGGAAGATGCAGATGATGACTTAAACGATTACAGCAAAGACTTTGCCGACCGCATGGACGTTATCACGTGGGATTTTAATAGCGCGATGGAAGAAATGCGCAATAACTCGCAAATTCAAATCAGCACGACTGCGCCAAGTTTTTCAGAGATAGAAACAAGCCCAGCGGTAACTGAGCCCACAGTAATGGAGCCGATATTTACAATTGAACCACCCGCGAGCATCGGAATACCCGTTGAGCCTACCGCACCTATAAACCCCGTTAATGATGAAGATAAAGACGACGGTAGCGATTGGATGGATGATTGGAACAAGCCTATCTTTTTTCACAGCGGCGGTATTGCAGGCATTGATAAAAGCAACCGTGAAATTGATGCCACTTTACTAAAAGGCGAAGGCGTATTTACCCAAGCACAAATGAGCGCATTGGCTCCTATTTCCTACCTAAACGAAAGCCAAAGCAGCGGCAACAATGTAGTGGTTAATGTGCATGAAGCGCAAAACACCCAAACAGAAATACGCCAAACCGAACAACCCGACGGCAGTATTCAGATCGACGTAATAGCCCGCGCGGTTGAAGGAAAAATCATTAGAAACATGCAGTCAGGCGGCGGCATTGCCAAAGCCTTGCAAGGTCAATACGGATTAAGGAGAGGCAGATAATGGCAGCCGCATGGCCTAACTCTGTTCCTGAACCCGTGAACAGCTACCAATTACAAGAACGCGATACGGTAGCCAGAACAGGCGACCAATTCGGCGTAAATGTAACCCGTAAACGCTACACAAACCCCATTACAGTGATTGGCTTATCATTCGTGCTAACCAGTGCAGAAGATAACGCCATGCAGTCGTTTTTTGATGACACCTTATATGGCGGCGGTCGAAAATTCACCGCGTCTTGGCTAACATTGCTTAACAAACCCCACCACACTGCAAAGATGCAGCAACCCCAAAAAACTATGATTGGTGGCGGGTTGTGGTCGGTTAATACAGAAATAGAAGTAAGCGATGCCGGGGAATTAATCGAAGGCTATTTACACCCGTTTTATAAAGAAATCCCCAATATTGCACCCGTGGCGAATGATGTTAATGCAGGTAATGCAGAAGTTGGCTATGGCAGCTTAACAGTTACATTATCAGCGAGTGATGCCGATAGTAATCTAGGATTTTTCTATATTAAATCACTGCCAACGCTGGGTGTGCTGTATGAAGATGCAGGGTTAACAACAATAGCCGTTGTCGATAAAAGTTATCTAGCCAGCAGCACAGCTAAAGCTTTTTATTATCAAGCAGAAAGCGTGGTTGGAACTGATAGCTTTGCCTATTTGGTCGAAGATGAGCATCTAAAAGAAAGCAACACGGCAACCGTGACAATTTCTGTCATCGAGCATGTCAATGTTATACCGACAGCCGATGCCAAAAGCGTCACGGTTCAAGCTGAAATTTCAGTAAACATAATCCCGACAGCGGATGCGGTCAATACGACTGTTGAAGCAGCGGCAAACACAATCCCGACAGCAGATGCAGTCAGTACGACTGTTGAAGCATCGGCAAACACAATCCCGACAGCAGATGCAGTCAGTACGACTGTTGAAGCATCGGCAAACACAATCCCGACAGCAGATGCAGTCAGTACGACTGTTGAAGCAGGAGCTTAAACAATGGCAAGCGTAGCAATTAATCTATCCGGTGCAGATGCAGATGGCACGGTCACACATTTTAAAGTAACAGCATTGCCGACACTGGGAGCGCTTTATACTGATGCAGGGCTATTAACGGCATTGGTTATTAATACAGATTATGCAGCAACAGCAGAGGCGCTGACGGTTTATTATGATGCGGCAAGCGTAACGGGGGCTGATAGTTTTACTTATATGGCTAAGGATGATGCAGGGGCATATTCGTTAGATGCAACAGTTAGTGTTGATGTAACTGCAATAATAAATGGGTACAGGTATTTTAGATTAGACATTACCGTCACGGCAGGAGTCGGGGGATTGTCTCTTGATGATATGCGCCTAGTCGCTGATGGCATTGATTATCCTAGCGTTAATATGACAGGCTTGTCATCACCATCACCGCTCGTTGCATCCGCATCCGAGGAAAGTCACGCATCTTACGGCGCATATTTAGCATTTGATGCAGGATTAGGCTCTTCTGCTACGAGATGGTACACATCCGCAACAGTAGCAACGGTCGGTTGGCTTCAAATAGACTTGGGGGTTGGTAATGAAATAACACCAACCCAATTAAAACTAAAAGCTCCAGATGGAGCATCAGCTAGAGGGTTGGTTGATTTTCGACTTCTGGCATCAAATTCTGGAAGCTTTTCTGGGGAAGAGGCTGTGCTTCTTAATGTATCAGGAGAGGGTGCTTGGGCTGATTATCAAGTTAAAACTTTTGCTTTGTCTTAATGTTATTTTAACAAATCACGGGATATAAAATGGCAGAATGGCCACCGACACTTCCTGCACCCTTACAAAAAGGGCTGGAATTAAACCCACAGCAAACAACTAAGGCAATACAGTTTGATGCTAAAAACAGCCGTCAAATAAAACGTGCCAGCAATCCGCCGCATGACTTGCGCTGCGAGTTTATTATGGATTTAGCGCAGCTGCAAGCGTTTGAGTTTTGGTGGGCTTATGAAATATCGCACGGATTACTTGCTTTTGATGCAAGCTGGCTAACGACCCTCGGCTTTAATGCGCACAAAGCGCGTTTTTTATCGACGTATCAAGCAGTCAAGCAAGGCGGCGTTTATCAAGTTTCTGTTGAATTAGAAATCATTGGATTAGCAACGATTTATACGTTTATAGCACCCCCGTGGCCGACATCAAACTCGGTGTTGCCTGAATTTCCTGTGTTAGATTCGCTGTACACATGGATTGACTCAGCATTATTAACGGAGGGGGATGCATACGGAAATGAAGCGCTGCCTAATGTTAGTGGATCAACTGCAATGCGGGCAGAAAATCAAAACAACACAACGTACGGATCGGGCGTAATGCCCGTGGTCAGTGTTGCAGGATTTAAAGCGTTGGAGCTGGAGTCATTATCTTGGCTTCTATCCTACGAGCATGCAATATTTTCTTATGTTCGCGATGCTATTTCATCGCAAGGGCTGAGTAAACGCAGCGGACTTATCGTCTCATCTACCGATAGTAACAATCTTATTTATTTTGGAAATGGTGAGTTATTCGCGGAATTTACTGGCGGGATGAAGCATGGCAATGAAAGTGGTGGTTTTTTAATTAATGGCTCAACCGCAACAATAATTGATTATCTCGGTGGCGAAACTAGCTTTACTTTTTCACCACGGTCGGGTCGTAATTTATTTTATTTTGAGATTCCTTCTGCGGGGTCTGGTGAATATATGAAACTATGGTGTAACGGAAATTTTGTGGGTCAAAGGATTCAATCTATAGCGTCAAATGTGAATGTTTCATTTATGATTTCATCCGTGTCAAAAGATGCCACGTTTGTTAAGCCTTATTTATATGAATTTCTGATGTGGAGCAATAGAAACCTAACCGAACTAGAGCGCCAGTCCGCAGAATACGCACTAATCAGCAAATGGCAAATAGGATAATATGATAGACGCAACTGCACAGAAAATAATCGCCACGGCCGATCCTAATGCCATTATTTACGATACATTGGAATTTGATCACCCCTTGTTCAATCTGCTTATCGTCGCAGGCTATGAGCCATTAATAGCCGATGCTAAAACTTATCAACCCTATGCGTTTGATGTCAGCCCCAGCACCGTAGCCGATGGCGAAAACAACGAATTTGAAGCGGTCATCAGCAACGTGCGCCGCTCGATTCCTACCTTGATTATTCAAGCATTAGAAAGCGGCCAGCCCGTTAAGATTTATCACCGGCAAGTTATTACCAATAATACGGGAACAGTACTTAGTATTGTAGCGCCTGCTTTGCCGTACCACGTCACCAGTTGCAGCGAGAGTAGCGATTCGGTCAATATATCCGCCGCATTTGTGAACATACTCGATGCTACTTTTTTAAACGAGCGTTATGATTTAGCGCGTTTTCCCGGCTTATAAAATGATATTCAATGAAGCTTTTAAGGACTTTGAACACGAAGGCGGCTGGATAACCCCACAGGAATGGCTGCACAAAAAGAAACCAAGCAAGCCACCAAAAAAAACCAGCTCAGGTGGATCGGCATCAAGCCCAAGCACCACCAGAAACCCCGTATCAGTTAAGCGCGATGCGACCTACGACATTAACCTGCAAGTTAATCAAATCAAGCCCGGCGCTGTTATTCCCTGCCAATATGGACGGCATATTTCATACCCCGATTTAATCGCGCAAAAATTAATCGAGGTTACAAGCAGCAATGCCTTTAATTATTTTTTATTTTGCATAGGCCAAGGCGAATATGACATCGAATCAATCAAGATTGGCTCGTCACTGATAGCAGATATTCCTGGCGTAACTTATGAAGTCATCGCACCCGGTCAAAACATTACTTTATATCCCACAGTTTTAAGCGCAGGCGTTCAAGTGTCCGCTGCAATCACTGAGGCGGGCGTATTAGATACCAGCTGCGCCGTAGGTTTTACCGTTAGCAAATTAATTTTTGCCATTGAATTTCCAGAAGGATTATATAAGCGCGAGCTAGACGGAACATTAACCGCTCAATCAACCACAATCACCTTCCAATATGCCCCGATTGATGACTTAGACGTAGTGACAGGCGCATGGGTGAATGCGGGGGCGGTTGCTTACAATCAAGCCAGCTCATCACCCATCAAGGAAGAGCATATTTACAGCGTGGCAGAAGGTCGTTATGCCGTAAGAGTACTGCGTAGTAATCCCGACACCAGCGACAGCCGAACAAAAAACACGGTCAAGCTTTCACGATTTAGAGCGCAAAGTTTTAGTGGCCACGGTAGCTATGGAAATTTAACTTTAATTGCCGTAAAAACCACTACGCAAAAAGAACCGTTTGATTTAGAAAATAACCGATTATCCGTGGTTAGCACCCGAAAATTAGCCCCCATTGCAGGTGGATTAGTATCGGCCACTCGATCTATTATGCGAGCCATTGCCGATGTAATGACAGCAAGTTATAGCGCGGAGCTGGGCGTGGAATACTTAGATGTAACCGCCATGCAAGCACTGGATGCGCAGCTAGAAGCCAGAGGCGATTATTTTGATGGTGTATTTGATGATGCCGCAGGCGTATTTGATACCATACAAACGATTGCCAGCGCAGGCCGATGCAGCGCTTACCTGCATGATGGATTATTAAAAATAGTCCGAGCAGAATCCGCCAGCACGTATGCCGCGTTATTTACCCCAAGCAATATCGTAAAAGACACATTCGCAATCAACTACAGTCCACCGGGCTTTCGCGCTGTCGATAATTTGCGTGTTGAATACTTAGATGAAAACACATGGACAACTAAAAGCGTCCAATGCAGTTTTGGGGGTGTAGATAATGAAGAAACGGTTTCATTTTTTGGGGTGATAAATAGGAATCAAGCCTACAGAGAAGGAATCACGCAACTTGCAAGAGAGCTTTATCATCGTACAGCTGTAAGCTTTGACACAGGCATGGAGGGCGTACTTTTAAAGCTGGGCGATGCAGTCATTGTCGCGCATGATGTCGATAATTTCTCACAATGGGGAACGATTTATAAAACAATCGGCGCAGATAGAATTGTCCTGAGCAATCCCGTTAATTTTAATGCACAAAGCAGCGGCGGCATTTACATCAGCAATAGCAACGGTGGCGTGACTTACCTTGCCGCAACACCCGGCGGAAGTCCTTACGAGTTAGTATTAACTGCAGGAATACCCGCTGGATTAATCAGCATTACAGACGAGGCCGAACCCTCGCGCTATGCCTTTGTAACCGCTGTTTCTGCTGCACGAATTGCGAGAATTACAGGTATTATCGCCAATGATGGCGGCTATAGCATTGAGTGCGATGTTGAAGATGATCGAGTGCATGGCGCAGATCAAAACGGCGTACCAGCGGAAACATCAGGAAACTGGTCGGTAACGGCGAATGCAGATGCAGCAACAGCAATGGCTCCTACGGCAGAGTCGGGGTATTCGCTTAGCGATGTAGAGCTAACTTACGCAATCACAGGAAGCCTTCGTGTTTATACGATGCGATGGACTGCGGCTGGATATTCAAAATTTCAAGTTGAGTGGTTTGTCGACTACACATCGTATAACGGTTCGTATAGCGCTAGTGTGGTGGTAAGCGATGTAAACGAGTATCTAAGAACCCTCAACCCGTACACCGCTGTTATAACTAGCGTAAAAATAACGCCGTATCATAATGGCGTTTGGCTTAACGATAAAGCGGTTAATTCATCCGGCGCAAATGCGCAGGCCACGCAAGATTTAACCATTTCAAATTTCATTACGGCATAATCATGGCACTCATAGCACCTGACCGATATTTCAACTGGTCGCCTTCGAGCGGCGTATCAGAATACGATTATGAAATCATAAACACAGCAACCGGCGTGGTATTAAGATCGGGCGTTGTTTACACCAGCTCATCAATTTATACCTACGCACAAGCCAAAGGTGACGGTGCGGTGATAGCCAGCATCACAATAAGAATACGCGCTAAAGATTTAGCGAGCGGCGATGTCGGTACTTGGTTTGAATCGGTCATTGCCACGCCATTTCCAGAAACCGATCTCGCAGCACATAGCCACACCTTAGCGGATATTAGCGACGCTGGAACAATGGCGGGGGAAAATGTAGGTGCAACGGGTAGCTTTACCACTGCTGACGGAAAAACAATCACGGTGAGTAAAGGGGTTATAACGGGGATTGTTTAAATACCATGCAGCACAAACACAGTGCGTAAATTCCTAGAGTAATTTTTCAGCTCAATATAACACTGAAGTACCGCTGTATTCGTTTGATAGTCTCCAGTATAAATATTATTCATAATCACGTTCTGGCTATAGCTTTTTAGCTTAATATTTCCCGTCCAAGCTCTTTTATATCCCATGCTTGGATTGCGCATATCCCCATTATTTTCATACACAGCGCACTGAGTCATTGCTTTGCCTGTCCATAAAACAACTCTGCCATTATTATCTTGGTAATAAAAATTAATATTCAGCGATCCATTACTCATGTTCGCGTGCATATTCACATTACTAACGCGCTTATCTAACCCATTGGTGTAAGTTACTTCAGAGTTTGCAGCGGTCGATATAAACAGAAGTACGAATATTTTTAAAGCGTTCATGTTTATGATTATCTCTATAATGTTAAGGTTGAGATAACTATAAATGAGGGGGTTGAATTTGTCTAATTTTGAAGGATTACAAGATGTAATGCTTTTTGTTTACCTGATTTATCTTTTTCGTAAACTAAGTGGGTTCGTTTCGTTATTCATTTGGCGTTTTACATAGTATATTTGTTATACCCTAGAATTCGATATAATTAGCCATTAGTTTTGGAAATAAAAAACAGGAATTTTTATTTTTACTTGAAATTACCATCTAAAACAAAAGCTTAGATGGTAGGCACGAGT